CCCCAGTGCTGGCAACGTCGTTTTCATTAAAAACGCAGGATCGGCAACTGTGACCGTTGCTAGAAATGGCTCAAACATAAATTCAACGGCAGACGATGGAGAGCTTGCAGCAGATGCTGGAGCGTCTTTGGTTTACGTTGATGCAGCAAGTGGCTGGGAGGAGCTTTAGATGGCTATTACTTTAGGCGGAGGCGGCAGCGCATCACAGGTAAATGAAGTTGTTATATTAAACAACAGTGCCAATGTTGTTACGTTGGCTGACGGCAGGGTGTACTTAAAGGCGGGTGTTTTTGAGGATGATTTATCCGTTTACCCAGATGCCTCTACTTCTAAGGCTTTGGTTTCAACCTTTTCAACAGCTGCGTCTGCCGTTGATCCTACAGGAATTACGTGGGACGGCACTTCTTTTTGGGTAGTTGGAGGAACTTACGGTAATAAGAATGTGGTTGAGTACAACACCGCAGGGGTGGAACAAAGTAGCTTTGACGTGTCCTCCACACACAACGACCCTGAGGATATCGTTTGGGACGGGAGCTACCTTTGGATTCTTGGAGATGGTCAAAACAAGGTAACCAAGTGGAGTACAGGCGGCGTTTATCAGAACGTAGAATTTAGCGTGGGTGGCCAAGAAACAAGTGCTAAAGCTTTAACTTGGGACGGAACTCATTTTTGGGTTATTGGTTACCAATATCGCCAAGCTTTTAAATACAACTCATCAGGCGTTTATCAAAACGTATCTTTTTCAGTAAGTGCTAGAGACAGTCAGCCCACAGGGATTACGTGGGACGGAACTTATTTCTGGGTCACTGGAGTGGTTAGTGACGCTGTACACAAATACAGTTCAGCAGGCGTTTATCAAGGAGAGTCTTTTTCTACGGTGCCATACACCTCGCCACAGGGTTTAACTTGGGACGGTTCTGATTTTTGGATGGTTGACGCTGGCGATGACTCTGGAGGGAAATTTGGGTTAGCGAATGGTATTCATGAGATTACATCAAACCAATCAGCCAATGGCGTAGAACTAGGCGGAACTGTTTATACGAGGGTTAAATAATGGCTTTAATAGTAGTAGAAAATAATATTTCAGTTGAGACAAAAGCCCGTAGATGGCGTGACGAAGAATTACAACGCACAGACATAGCCGCTACAGTTTCTGATTACCCTAATGCTTCAGCAGTGTTGGCTTACCGTCAGGCACTACGCGATTGGCCTAGCACAGAAGACTTTCCAGCTACTCGTCCAGAATTAGGCGAATGATGATGGACGAAATCATCACCATTGGCGAAACCGACTTTAATTTCTCCGACCTGCAGCCCGAGGCGCAAATTATCGTGCAGCGCGTCCGCATGCTGAGAGATCAGCAGCAACAGCTGCAGATTAAGCTGATCGAAAGCGAGCGCACCATCAACGCCTGGGCGGAAGATTTGCACGAGTTGGTTCATGCAGTGGAAGACGGCGAGGAAGATTCCGCCTGATGGCTGCAACGCAGAAAGAGCTTGCGCAAAAAGCGCTGGCTGAGATCGAGGCTCACGAACGCGAGTGCCTGGTTCGCTTTCAGAACATAGAGCGCCGGCTAGATAGCGGCGCAAAGAATTTTGAAAAACTTGAGCGACTGATTTTTGGTTTGTACGCAATCGTTCTTGGTTCGGTGTTGTTGCCAATTTTATTAAAAATGGGGTAAGCCGCCATCATCATTGAGTCTGTTGCAGCCGCTGGCATGTTGCTCCAGCAGATCAATTCAGTCATTCAAAACGTGAATGACGGAAAGGCGAACGTCGATCAAGCAATGGCTTTGGTGTCCGATTTTGGCGAGGCGCTAAACGCCTTTGAAGTCGAAAGGAAATCATCTGCGTTCAAGCCCATATCGAAAAACGACCTTTTGAAGCTGCAGATGCTTCGCAGGTCGCAAGAGAGATATCAAAAGGATCTGCGCGACTTATTGCTGGTGGCAGATCCAGCGCTTTTAAAATCTTACGACGAAGCGATATGGCAACAGGAGAAAGATCGAAAGGCGCATCAGGCGATGTTGAACAAAAAGCGTAAGCAGCGTGAGCAATTGATAAACAGCATCCTCGTTGGCGGAGTTTCTTTAGTGGTTGGTGGCGGCGTGTCCGTCGCTTTGTTGTATCTCGTCGTCAAAGCATTCGGGCCATAGTGATGAGCGAAAAAAGACTGCAAGAAAATAGCGAATATGGCCAATACGACGCCGATGGCGATGGTGTCGTTGATGACTCTGAACTGGCGCAAGCGAAGGACATGCAGATGCTGACCGTCACGCGCGAGAAAGCAGACGCACAACGCGCAATGGCCTGGTTTGCCCTGTGGGGCATGCTGCTCTATCCGACGCTGATCGTGGTCTGCAGCCTGGTCAAGTTGGACGCAGCGGCCCAGATTCTGAGCGAGATCGCATCAGTTTATTTTGTGGCAATTGCTGGTTTGGTCGCCGCGTATTTCGGGGCCAGCGCCTGGGTTACTAGGGGTAACGGCAAGTGAGCTTGGTAGGGAGTTTATTAGGTGGGGTGACAGAGATCGCCGGAACCTGGATGAAGCAGCGCGGCGATGAAAAGCAGGCGAAGCATGAAGCCAAGATGCAGGTCATCCAAAACGGCGCTGAGTGGGAAGCCAAGATGGCCGACGCAAGCGCATCGTCGTGGAAAGACGAGTTTTGGACATTAGTTTTAGCGATCCCGATTTTTATGATCGGCTACGCGATAGCGATGGACGACACCGCTGTTATTGATCGCGTAGCGCTGGGTTTTGAGGCGTTAAACGCCTTGCCCGAGTGGTATCAGTACCTGTTGTTCTTGGCAGTTAGCGCCAGTTTTGGCATTCGCGGGGCAGACAAATTGATGAAGCTAAGAAAATGAGCGAGCGACTAATCAAAATGTTGAAGCGGCACGAAGGCGTCAAAAGCCATGCGTACCGATGCAGTGCCGGCAAAGTCACCGTCGGTGTTGGTCGAAACATCGATGAGGATGGCGGTATTGGCTTGAGCGACTCTGAGATCGACATGCTGCTCACAAACGACATCAAGCGCGTCGAGCAAGAGCTCACAGATCGATTCAGCTGGTACAGCCGTCTCGACAGCGTGCGGCGTGAGGCCTTAATCGACATCGCTTTCAATCTCGGCTTGACCAGACTGCTGACCTTTAAAAAAGCGCTGGCTGCGATGGAGTCAGGCGATTATTTCTGGGCGAGCACTGAATTCAACGCGAGCCGTTGGGCTGAGCAGGTTGGCTACCGAGCCGACGAGCTCTGCGACATGATCGAAACGGGAGAGTACCGTGTCTTTGCTTAACATCGCACCGCCGCCAGGCGTAGTAAAAAACGGAACAGATCTGCAGCAGGCCAACACTTGGTCGGACGCCAACTTAGTGCGCTGGTACGAGGGGGCACTGCAGCCCGTAGGAGGGTGGCGAGCTCGCACGACGACGGCTATGACGGGTGTATGCCGCGCGTTGATCGCCTACCTCGACAACAGCCACAATCGGCGCACGGTAGCGGGCACGCACACAAATTTATACTTCATCGGCGAAGGCAACACCGTTGTGGACATCACGCCAGCTGGCTTCACGGCTGGTAGCGCAGACGCGACGCAAAACCTGGGTTATGGCGGCTTGAGTTGGGGTGCTTACACTTGGAACACACCACGTCCCGACACCGGCGCTTACACGCCAGCCACGACCTGGTCGCTAGACACATTTGGCGAGTTTGTCATTGCGTCTGCGACGTCCGACGGCAAAATCTACCAGTGGGCGAACAGCACGGCGTCCGCAGCGGCGCTGCTAAGCAACGCGCCGGTCGATAACAACGCCATTGTCGTCACGCCGGAGCGCTTCGTTTTTGCGCTAGGCGCTGGCGGCGTTAGCAACAAAGTTGCTTTTTCTGATCAAGAGCAATCAAACGTGTGGGCTCCCGCCGCGACGAATCAAGCAGGCAGTTTCACGCTGGCCACTGACGGCACGCTTTTGGCCGGCAAGCGGATGCGCGGCGAGACGCTTCTGCTGACAGACATTGACGCACACACCGCGCGATACCAAGGGCCGCCGTTCGTTTACGGCTTCCAGCAAGTCGGCACCGCGTGCGGCGTCATCAGCGCAAACGCCTGCGCGACTGCTGGCGGTGCGGCCTACTGGATGGGCAACAACGGATTCTTCGTATACAACGGTTCAGTGCAGACCCTGCGCAGTAGCGTTGGAGATTTCATTTTTGAAAACCTCAACATGTCGCAGCGCTCCAAGGTTTTTGCAGTGCAAAACAGCAACTTCAGCGAAATCATTTGGTTCTACCCGAGCTCTGGGTCAACCGAAAACGACAGCTACGTCAGTTACAACTATATGGAAAATCATTGGCAGATTGGCACCCTGGCGCGCACGGCTGGTGTCGATGTCGGCGCTTTTGTTTTCCCCAACTACGTCAGCCCCGACAGCTACATTTACGAGCACGAAGCCGGCGACACCTACGACGTTGGAAGCGCCGTCTTTGCGCAAACAGGCCCGCTGCAGCTGGGCAACGGCGATCGCATGATGGTCGCGACGTCGTTAATACCTGACGAGAAAACGCAGGGCGACGTCACGGCAACGTTCAAGACCAGGTTTTATCCGAATGCTGCTGAGAGCTCGTTTGGCCCGTTCGACATGGCCAACCCGACCAGTGTGCGTTTCCAGGGCCGGCAGGTGCAGATGCGCGTGACGGGCAACACCTTCAGCAGCTGGCGAGTGGGCAACATGCGCTTGGATGTGAAAGAGGGGAGCAGACGATGATTTTGCCGGAAGCACAGCGCAACTACGATTTCGTGCAGGAAAACCAGCGCAACAATTTGATCGAGCAGGCCGACAACCTCAACCGCAAAAAGAACCAGGACATTGAGCTGCGTGGCGAGCGGCTGATCTTGCAGAGCCCCAACGGCACCAGGTTCAGCATAACCGTTGCTGACAACGGCACTGTGTCGGCGGTGTCGCTATGAGCGAGGCGGTCGTACACACAGCGGAAGACGTAGTCGGCCCATATCGCGAGCTCATTGAAATGGCGCTTGCTCGAGCCGGAGGGACGCATACATACGAAGACGTTCTGCAGTCGATCAGCGTCGGTGAGATGTTTTTTTGGCCTGCTAGCAAAAGCTGTTTGGTCACGGAGATCGTGCAGTACCCGCGGCTTCGCGCCCTGCATGTTTTCCTAGCGGCGGGCGATCTCGATGAGATAAAAGGTATGGAAAGCAGTCTTATCGAATTCGCGACAAGCCTCAAATGCTCAGCACTCAGCATGAGCGGGCGCAAGGGCTGGACGAGGGCTCTGAAGGAAATTGGGTGGGAAGAATCCCACGTAACATTGGTGAAAAAATTATGAGCAAAGACAGTCTCAACACAGGCGGCAGCCGTCTAACGTTAGAGGATTTGATGCGCATCAATCCTGACCTGGCCAGCGTCGGCGCTGGAACTGCACCGCCGGCGGCGACTGAAGAGCCAGCGATGATCAGAACGACAACGCCGGAGGCCATCGAAAGTTTTTACGGCTCTGGCGATCGCATCGTCCAGCCAGACCAATCTTACTATCAAGATTTTGCTTTGCCTGGCGTGCAAATGGAGCGGCCAAACCCCGATGCGCCGGTGACGAGTGATCCTGTAGCCACCCAGCCAGCAGACACATCACCTCAAGGCAGCGGCATACCGATCTTTGACGCTGGCATTGGCGGCGAAAGCGGCGCGTACATCCCGAGCGGGGCTTACGTCCCTGATGGTTTGGCCGAGGCATATGAAATTGCCAACAGGCAGTCAGTGAGCCAGCGCAAGCGTAGGTCTGCGCAAGACATGATTGACGCTTACCAAGCAAATCGCCGGTCGATGCCGATTTTGGACATGGCTGACGGGCGGTATGAGCCCGATATGCGTGCATACATGAACTTCCAGGGGGGCATGCGCTAATGAGTATGGGAAAAAGCAAAAACAGTTCATCTCAATCCTTCGATCCTGAGCTCAAAGGGCTTCTGGTGGATACGTTCCGCGAGGGCCAGCGAGTCAGCAGAACGCCATACAGTCCGTACAATTTTGCGACGGTTGCACCGCTTTCGCCTGCGCAGCTTGAAGGCATGAACATGACCGCTGACACGGCTCGCGCCGGCGTAGGACAGCAAGAAATTAACGACGCCATTGCGACATCGCGCGCCGAAACAGGCTTTCAGCCATCAACGGTGACTTCGGGTGCGATTAATGCGCTTGGTCAAGTCGGCGACGTTAACGGTTATGGCATCAATGCGCCTCAGAGCGTTGCTAGGGTTGGCCCTAGCGGGGTGCGGGATCGTTTCGGTTTTAACCCGATCACCAATCAGCAGGTTCAAGGCCAAGGCGTGCAGGCTAATCAAGTTGGCCAGACCGGCCCTGTCGGTTTTGGCAACATTGCCAGCCAGGCAGTGACGGCGCAGCAAATCGGGCCTCTTGGGAGACTAAACGCGCAACAAGTCGGCCAGACGAACGCAGTGCAAACAAATCGAATTGGTGTCGATCCAATCACGGCTCAGCAAGTTGAAGGTCAGACCGTAGGCGCGCAAAGTCTCGCGAGAACTGATCTGACGCCGTACCAAAATCAGTATACGACCGGCGTTGTTGATGCAGCGCTTGGCGACTTAGACCGCGCGCGGCAGATGACGCAAAACCAAAATGCAGCCAGCGCAGTGTCTGCTGGTGCTTATGGCGGCAGTCGAGATGCTTTGGTGCGTGCTGAGACAAACAGGGCGTTTGCAGATCAAGCAGCAAAAACCGCAGTAAACCTGCGTTCGCAGGGGTTCCAAAACGCTCAGCAGCAGGCTCAGGCCGACTTGAACAGAGCTCAGCAAGCTGGCGCGCAGACTGCGCAGTTTGGCCAGCAGGCGAATTTGGCAAATCAGCAGGCGAACCTGCAAGCTGCCACGACCAGTGGTCAGTTCGATCTGCAAGGTCAAACCGAAACGGGCAGACAGGCTCTCCAATCAGGTCTTGCCGCCCAGCAACAAAACACTCAAAGAGCGCTTGCGAACCAGCAAGCAAGTCTGACGGCTGGTGTTCAAAATCTGCAGGCTGATTTGGCTAGACGGCAGGCAAATCAAAATGCCGCACTCGCAGCTGCTCGAGACACTGCCGGCAGAGCTCAGCAGGCTAGCCAGCAGATGGCGCAGATGGGGCTGCAAAGCGGTTTAGCAGCGCAAGATGCAAACATGCGTGCGGATCTTGCAAATCAGCAGGCCAACCTGGCAGCGGGCACCACAACAGCAGCAAACTTGATGCGAGCCGACCAATTGAACGCGGCCAACAACCTGGCGGCGCAGCAGGCAACGCAACAAGGCGACATCCAAGCCGCTCAATTTGGTCAGCGCGGCGAGTTGGCGAATCAAGATGCAACGATGCGTGCAGATCTAGCAAACCAAAACGCTGATTTCCGCAATCAACAGTTCAATTTTGATGCTCAGCGCTTGACTGGAGACGCAGCGATGCGAGCAGCGTTGGCCAACCAAAACGCCGCGCTGGCAAGTCAGCAAATGAACTTTGACGCGCAGCGAATGAATCAAGACGCTAGCTTGAGGGCGCAATTGGCAAATCAAACCGCTGGTCTGCAGGCTTCCGGCATTCGCCAGGGTGCGGCCAACCAGCTGGCAGCGCTTGGTGGTGACCTGCGCGGCACGCAGTTCGCGGACGCGGCGGCGCTGCAAGGCGTTGGAGCTCAGCAGCAAGCGGCAGCACAGCAGCTGCTCGATGATCGTTATCGCAGATTCGCAGAGCAGCGCGAGTACCCCTTCCGCATGTTTGACGTGCTAAGAAGTGGTGCTGGCTTGTTGCCTAATCCTCTGACGAGCTCGACCAAAGGGCGCAGCACAAACTTAGGCTTACCATCATGACGGCAATGTTTAGCAAGATGATGGCAACGATGGCAGGAAAAGTAGGCGCGCCTATGGGGCTTCTTACCAACCAAGACGACATCGAAAAACTTCCAGCGCCAGACGACAAGACAATGCGCGAGTTGCTTGGCGACAGCTTCAATAGCACTCGCGAAGGCTTTGACAAGGTAGGCGAGGCGTTTAGCAATCCTGGCGCATACGCGATGCAGACAGTGCAGCCAGGTATCGATGCTGTTCGAGGGCTTGTGCAAGATCCTGCAGCTTACGCAGAGCAACGCATACGCATGGCTATGAATGGAGAGCTCGACCCTAGTGAATCGGAATTCGCAAAGCGTAATGCGCGAATGCAAGCATTTATGGATCAATCGCTTTCTGACTACGGCTCTGCAGAGCGAGCAGTACAATTACCTACTGGCTATTTTAATACAGCGCAAAGAGGGCTGATGTAATGCAAGAAGCATTAACCGAAGAGCAGCAGCGTCTATTGATGCAAGGCTTGCCAATCAACAATCCTGTCTCTGTGCCTGAAATTTCGCCAGAAATTAGGCAGATGGCGGCTCAGCAACAGCAGCCGCAAATGACAACTGCGCAGCAACTACTGCAGCAATATGCAGCGCCGCGTGAGTTCCAGGCGCCTGGCTCTTTTAGAGAGGGCGTTACTAACGCTTTTCAAAACGTG